ACAGAAGTGTTTGGCACAAATGCCGACAAAGTGATCGCTATCGGGAACGGAACAGCACCAACAACATCACCAGCAAATGCTGTCCAACTGTATGCTGAAGACGTGGCTGGATTGTCTGAACTGAAAGTACGAAACGAGAATGGCGACGTAACGACTTTATCAACACCTGCTGGCCTAGAACGTACAATCGTTTTGAATGCAGCAGACGGGGTCCCACGAACCACTGCTGGTTGTGGGGGACCTACGAACCACGAATTGCCTACCAACGACAGGATGATTACAGTACTAGAATTTAGTACCAGTGTCATAGAGTATTGTGAGTGGCAAATTGTTTTGCCATATTCGTATGATGGTGGGACAATCAAAGCTATGTTTTACTGGACACAGGAATCTGGTCCTCCCAACCCAGTGCGGTGGATGATCGGCGGACGAGCATATGGTGATGGTGAAGTTCTTGATCAAGCCAGTGGGGCTTATGTTGGCGTTACTGATGCCAGCCCTGGTTTCGGTGCCTTGGGTAGATCAGCCATGTCCGGTGAAATCACACTGGCCGGGACTCCGTCCGGTGGTGAGCTGGTGTCGATCACCGTATATCGTGACGTCGGTCATGTAGATGATACTTTAGCGACATATGCTCTCATATTGATGGTAAAACTTGAGTATGGTATAGACAAATGGAGTGACTAACGGTGGCTACAAGGAAAACTTAAATAGTTGTATGGTATATTAATTTGTATGGCGATAGTTGCAACCGTACCATATGCTTCGGAAGCAGAAGCGAATGACTACTTCGATCCCCTCAACTATTTGTATGGGGACGAGTGGTGGGCTGCCGACGAAGGAGCATCCGCGTATCTATGGACATATGACAATGGCGTGCCTGCTCGTAGACTCGTCATCACCGTGCTTGAGCCTGGCGAGGAAGGCAACCGGTGGAGCTGGAGAGCAGTTCAGGGTGGTCCAGAGGATGTTACTTTCAACGAGGCCCAGCACTACCTGGAATACGAGTTCGTGGCAGCTACCACAGCAGCTGAAGCACGTGCGGCTATATTGGCAGAAGGAACGTTGGCCGCTACTCTCAGTGTCGATGTCGTTGCCGGTGGTGGCCAGGCGGTCTTGGAACAACTTGATCGGACATTCTTCTCTGGTGGCGTAGATCCTGATGCTGATCGTCTTGGTCATAGGTTGCCTGCACTTGCAGCGGCTACTCGTAAGATCGACAAGCTGCCTCTCAATGGATACAAGGCGGACGATGATCAGGTCCATGAGTTTCCTCGCAAGTGGCTGTTACCTGATGATACGTGGGAAACTGAGGAGGACGTTTCTGCCGCGGTCAAGATGGCGACGTGTGAAGAAGCGATGGCCATACTAAAATATGGAAACACGGAACGATACAAGATGCGGAATGATGGTGTGAAGAACTTTTCACTCGGTGTCGGAGGTCTTAACGAGAAGCTTGCTGCGAGCCGTGACGGTGACATGCTCTCCGGGGAGGCCATGAACTTCATGCGTCCATACATGCGTCGATCCTGGCTTGTTATGAGGTGATCACACATGCCTGGGTATCTGAATCAACTGGCAACGTTCACCATGAGATACGGTGGGCAGTGGACTGACAACCTGGCAGTCAGATGGGTGGACGAGGTTGTCGAAGTTGTCGATATGAACGATGAGTATGTTCTCTCTATGGTGACTGTGTGGTTGCGCGAGTATGTGTCTTATGATGTCACCGAGGAGGAGTTCACCATAGATGCTGGCGGAACTATCCGAACGGATGTTAGTGTGTGGAAGAATGGTATCCATTACCAGATCATCAATGTCGAGACGGCGCCAAGACTTTGTGGTGACGTGCCGTACTATGTCTTGCGTCTCGCACCATATGTTGGCAACTGGCCGTAGAATCTCCACACAGCTCTTCAGATTCGTCGATGGGACAGGAGGGTTGTGTGTTTATACCTTTTTGTTGGTCGTTCTCACAGACGACGAGCTGGTGGTATCCTGAGCGGTCCGCCCTTCCGGTGCTCCATACCACACCACTCCAATAAAATGTGGAGAAGTAGATACACTTATATGGGTGTACGTTCATGTATACCATTGTCATGAGACAAGTATTAGACATGCATCGTTTGGAAAGCATCGCCCACAACGAGGGGTTCGACAGTGCGTACGACTTCGTTGCGGCTGCAAGACACAAGACTCTTGAGGATACGCGCCTCACTGATCTAAGAACTGCCAGGTTCACGGCAGTAGAAGCTCGGCAACTCGAAGACATCGCCAGTCTGCTGGAGACTACCATGAGCCAACTTATACGGAAGTACTGTCTGGTTGGCATACGTCATGATCTTCCGGTTGACGCCGAGCGGTGATGTTGGTTACCATGGCATCAAATGATATGCGCGAGCAATTGGATGATGTCGTCCATATACGGACAACCTCTCCGATCATGATCACACATCGCCATTTACCAGACATATGCCAGGAGGCAGCATCTGCTCTCGTGGAGGCCAATGTTCCTCCTCGGATCTTTACACGTGGGGGTGGATTGGTTCGTATAGACAACGATGAGAATAACGAAGAACATTATCTCCGACAGATGACGGTGGATATGGTGGTAGGGGATATGGGGAGATCTGCTCCCTATGTCCGCATGAACAAGAAAGGGATCGTAAATCCCACGTGGCCACCACATAATGTGGCGAAGGATCTTATCGCAAATCCTTCCCCCCAGTTCAGGCCGATCACGGGTATGATAGGTACTCCGGTTGTCCGGCCCGACGGATCAATCTTCTCCACGTATGGCTATGATCCAATCACTGGACGGTATCTTACGCAGGCCTTCGACCTGAGCGTACCAACGCATCCCACACAACATGATGCTGAGATCGGTGTGGCTTATGTACTGGACGAGGTGTTGTGTGACTTCCCTTTCGTTGATGGCGCATCTCGTGCCAATGCTCTTGCCACAATGTTGACTGTTCTTCTACGCCCGGCCATCAATGGTAAAGTTCCTATGGCGCTCTTCGACAAACCGGCGGCTGGGACTGGTGCCTCACTCATTGTCGATCTCATTGCGTCGATCACTACCGGTAAGAAGGCGGCGCCCAACACCGCACCAAACACCGAGGATGAATGGAGAAAGAAGATCACCTCTCTATTATATGGCGGGACGTCATTGGTTCTTATCGACAACATCACCGGGCTGCTCAAAAGCGCAAGTCTCAGTTCAGTCATCACGTCGTCGTATTGGGAGGACAGGGTGTTGGGTAGTTCCCGGATGATACGCATGCCGAACAATGCGATGTTCGTGGGGACGGGGAACAATCTTTTGGTCGAAGGCGATCTTGCCCGGAGATCTTACTGGATTAGACAGGACGCCAAGGTGGTGCATCCCGATCAGCGCAGTGGGTGGCATCATGAGAACATAGAGATGTGGGTAGAGGAGCATAGGACAGAGATCCTGTCGGCGTTGCTTACACCTGTCCGGGCATGGTACGAGGCGGGCTGCCCTCTGGCGAAAGTGCGGACGGTTGGTTCGTTTGAACCGTGGGCTGAGACTGTTGGCAGTATCCTCGCATATGCGGGCGTTGATGATTTCTTGGGCAACATTAGTGAGATGCACTTGAAGATGGATGACGAGTCGGCTACATGGGGTGCGTTCTTGGCTGCGTTACACAGGTCTCCTGCGACTTGTAATGGATTTACTTCCCGGGATATCATAGATCATATGGGTGCGGGTGGTGTGATAGCAAACAGTGCGCCCGAGGAGATAGCTGATGCGGCGGGAAGTAGGAGAGGTGGTGCAGCTCAGAGGATCGGACTGAAGCTAAAGAAGCAAGAGGACAGGCAATATGAAGACGGGCTCAGGCTTACATCGGTTGTCGATGGGCACACCAAGATCCGGCAGTGGTTGGTGGTTGGTGAGAAAGATGCGGACAGTGGTGAGAAAGACGCGGATAGTCGCGGATACTTTGCGGAGGGTTGAATCGCTATGCTGCTGTACATTGCGGGGAGGCGGGTAGTTAACATGCTTAGCTCCCCCCACGTACAGTATATACTATATAATACCTCTTGTGTATTGTATAAAGAATAGTACCCGCAGTATCCGCAAACACTATGCAGTGGTTGATTGAAGTCCCGCCTAATTACCCGCAATGGTCACGCAAGGTCCCCGCAATGCAGAAGCATGAATGTGTGTTGGCATTGGTGCGGTACAGCGCAGCGTACATAGGTTTAAACATGATGAGGTTATATCAGGTTAGCATGAACGTGGCGGTGCTATGTGATTCGGGGTTAGCATAGTGAGGTTACCATGGTAGAGGAATATCAGATGGTTAAGACGCGGGTAAGGCGCCCTGTTACGGAGGATGAAGAGAGGAGAGTGGTCAACTACTTGCTCGAAGGACGTAACCCTTATCAGATAGGAAAAATTATGGGGCGCGATCGTGGGAGTATTATAAGGATAGCACAACGGCGTGAAGTTGAGCTGAGTCAGGAGGTACTTGAAAGGCTGAAGCCTAGGGATACATCGTTTGCTGATGGTATCACTGCTTATACAAGGTTCCTTAAATCGCAGACAAGGCAGGAGACACTGTCGTTTGCTATGTCAAAGGTGGAGTTGATGCTACGTCGTGACAACATACCCGCGAAAGATGTGAGGGATTTGACTGTGTCACTCGGTATAATCGTGGACAAGTTCGCGGTTGAGAATGGGAAGACATCGGATACAGCAAAGGCAGAATTGATTGCGCTGTTCCAACAGATCGAGGTCAATGCAACTACAGGTACCAGTAGGGAAGCAGGCGAGATTCATAGTTGAACCGCCTAGTCGTATCAATCTGTTGTATGGTAGTTGGCGTAGTGGCAAGACTGTTGGGTGTAATCTGAAATGGGTCAAAGATGTGGCGCTGCTGCCCGAAGGTAACATGCTTATGGTTGGTACCACCATCAACGCGCTTGAGCGCAATGTCCTTACTGGGATAAAAAGGCTCGTTGGTGACAACAATTATGCACTTAAGCGGCAGAGTAAGGTACTTAATGTGTTAGATCGTGAGATCTGGATTGAAGGTGCAGACAAGGCTGACTCATACAAACGGATTGAGGGCGAGACGTTGCTCGCTGCGTATGTTGATGAGGGTTTGCGTATGGATAAGAAGTTCATGCAAACCCTGTTGAGTAGACTGAGTGAACCTGAAGCCAGGTTGTACATCACATGTAACCCTGGCCCACCTACTCACTACCTCTACACTGACTACATCCAACGTGAGGCTGAGCTGGACATGCGTGTGTGGAAGTTTGGGTTGGACGATAACCCATGGCTGTCCGATGAGTACAAGGCTAACCTCGTAGCAGAGAACCCACCGGGTACAGTGTTCTACCGTCGCAATGTAATGGGCGACTGGGTGTCTGGTTCTGGTCTGGTGTATGGTAACTTCGATCGGGCGCGGCACGTAGTTGACGCGCCTCCACATGGGCTCACTCCACGTGAGTTGCGTATAGGAGTAGACTATGGTACGCACAGTCCGACGTGTTACCTGATGGTGGAGAAGTATCTTGTACCTGGTAGATTGCACCCTACTTGGTACGTGACGAACGAATACTACTGGGACAGTGAGATCATGGCGTACCAGAAGACTGACTCTGAGTACTCGGAAGATATGGCTGCGTTCCTCGCTGGTCGATGGGTAGCCCCGCCTAGAATGGTTGCCCCCTCGGGGCTGCCGGAGGCGAAGCCGGAGGTGCCCGCCCAGCGCAGCGTACCTACTGTGCATACAGACTCGGACTGCGCTCCTCAGCTGAATGGTGCGCACTCGGCGCAGCGCAGCGTACCTACCGATGGTGTGGTCTGCGCTACTCGGCCGAGTGCTGCGCTCGGCCCTGCCTCCGCGCTCGAACCTCGCCGGGTCTACCCTGCGTCGATCGAGGTAGATCCGTCGGCGGCATCGTTCGTGTTGCAGTTGCAGAGAGACGGTATGAAACGCGCGGTCGCTGCTGATAACGTGGTGCTTGATGGGATCAGGGTGACTGCGTCAATGATAAGCGCTGGTGACTTGGTGGTGTGCCGGTCGTGCCCGTGGCTTATCCAGTCTATTGAATCTTATGAATGGAAACCTGATTCGAATCAGGATGAGATTGTAAAAGAGAATGATCATTGTGTTGATGCGTTGCGCTACTTCGTGAACTCTATTACATGAATGGTTGGTGTATATACTATACAGTATGTATATATATATAATGTACACCACTACCACCACCATCACTATTACTATAACAAAACTACCACAACAACACACACCACACCTCTCTCTCTAGCCTCCGGAAATTTTCGGGGCTTTCCAAGGCTCTCGTTTATATAATACCTGTTCTATTGGTTGTATCATGCTAACTGATATGACTTGGCTGACGAAGACTTTCCCACCAGAACCGGATCGGATACGTGAGTATGAAGAGAATTCGCATCTGTATGAAGGCGATCACCACATGGTGTGGAGAGATCTCTGGGACAGCCACGACTTGAACGAGCTTGACACAACGTTGTCGACGTTCTTTGGTACAGTGTATGGCGCCCGGAAGCTTGAGTACAACTGGTTCCTGGTTGTGTGTAATGTGTTTAGTGACTTCCTCGCAGGCGAGCCTATCCGGCTGATCGGGAAGTCTGAACAAGAACAGACGACACTTGATGGGATTCGTGATCGGTCTAACCTCGACGTGGTGATACACAGACTGAGCACAGACTTGATTCGGTTCGGTGATGCTGTGTTCAAGGTGCGGTTCCGAGGAGCTGGCCATGCGATTCCTGGTAGCGTGATAGAGCGTGTTGATCCTTCGATATGGTTCCCGGTTGTGAATCCTGACAACAAGGACGAGTACATAGCTCATGTGCTTGCCTGGAGGTTTTCTGCTGTGGTAGGGCAGTCGCCTGCCAACCTGATGAAGGCGGAGATTCATACTGCTGGCAGGATAGAGCACCGTTTGTATTGGATGGGCGGGGACAAGATCGATCATCAGATTCCTTTGCAGATGGTTGAACGGTACGCGAACTATCCTGATGTTGAGGAAACCAATGTTCCTTACCCCTTGGTGTTCGTTGCATCCAATCCTAAGAAGCGGTTTGATGTGTATGGGATAAGCGACTACAAACACATGAAGAGCCTGGTCAAAGAGCTTGAGTTGCGTGCGATAAAGATAGCGAGCATTCTCGACATACATACCCGGCCTGCTGTGTGTGGGCCTGAGAGTATGATCAGCACCGACATGTCGACGGGTGATGAGACGCTGCGGATGAACGGTCGGTTCTTCCCGGTTGGTCGTGACGGGGTTCGTCCGTTCTACATGGAGTGGGACGGGAAGTTGGATTCGAGTTTCAAGGAGATGGACGAGATCACGGACATGTTGTACAAGGTTACTGATCTTAGTCCTGCGGCCATGGGGCACTTTCCTGGTGGTCAAGCGGTGTCTGGGTCTGCGTGGCGACGCATGTTGATAAGAACTATTGCGCGTGTGAACCGAATGAGGTTGGCGTTCAATGTTCCGATGCGTGATGCGATCCGTGCTGCGAGCATGTTGGATGCGCGTGGGATGATTATTGGTGCGGTTGAGGTCTCGCTCCGTGACATCGGTTGGCAGGATGGGCTCCCTCGTGATCTGCTTGAGGATGTTAAGATAGAGCAGACGCGGAAGAACTCTGGTCTTACAAGCAAGCGTCATGCCATAATGCGTATCGATGCTTGTACTGAGGCAGAGGCTGATGCCGAACTTGCTCTCATGGAATCGGAGATACCTGATGCGCCGAGAGAGCAGTCACCGTTCACCAACCGCCAGCCTCGTGCTGATCTTAACCCGGAGGGCGATCGGCCCGAGCCACGTAAGGTACAATGATTTATATACTATGTGTGGTAACTCATTGTTAGGTTACACGGCCACCGTAACAGGTTGATTTACTATGCCCGGCGATGATAAGGACAAGGATAAGACGTTCAGTCAAGATGATGTGAACCGCATAGTGCAGACGCGGCTCGCTGCAGACAGAGCATCGCGTGGCACTGAAGAGGCGAGCGTCCTACAAAGTGTCAATGATCTCAAGCTACAACTTGCAAGTGAACAAGCCAAGCGAGTAGAGCTTGACAACAAGTTCGCGCAGACGTCGCGGGATCAGATCGTGGGTAGAGTAGTTGCGGCGAAGAACTTGCCTGCGTCGCTTTCCAAATTCATACATGGCAACACTGAAGAGGAGATCACTGCATCTGCAACCGAACTTCTCGCCGCTGTTGGCCCTGGTCAGAGTGTTGGCGGAGAAACTAATCCGGCAGGAGCCACTGTCGTTCCTAGGGTATATACGGCTGACGAACTGAAATCGATGGCACCCGAGGACATCAACAAGGATTGGGAGAACATAGCCGCCCAGATGAAGAGCGGTACGGTGAAGTGATGCTATGGCGATAGATGGATTTATAGCAACGATTTGGAGCGCTCGGCTTCTTGAGAATCTACAGAAGTCGTTCGTGTTTGGACAGCCCAACGTGATCAATCGTGATTACGAGGGTGATATCCAAGGTAAGGGTAGTACTGTGAAGATAACTTCGATTGGAGACATAACCATCGGGGATTACACAAAGGACACTGATATCGGCGATCCTGAAGCACTCGAAGACGCACAGTCGGTACTGTCTGTCACACAGTCGAAGTACTTCAACTTCGCTGTGGATGACATAGACAAGGCACAGGTCGCGCCTACGCTCATGAACGGAGCTATGCAGCAGTCTGCTTACAACCTTGCGGATGTTTCTGATCAGTATGTCGCTGGTCAGATGAAGGCAAACGTGGCCGCTGGTAACATCATTGGTACGACTGCTTCGGCCAAGGTGCCCGATCTTCGTGCTGACGAAGCTGGTGCGCAGTTCACTGCATGGGATTATCTGTTACAGCTCAGCACTGTACTGTCGGAAGCTGACGTTCCCAGACAGGGCAGATGGGCGATCGTTCCACCCTGGTTTGTTGAGAGACTTGCCGGTGATACCCGGTTCACTGATGCCGCCGCAGCAGGCACTCCTGATGCACTGCTCAATGGGTTAGTGAAGCGTGCGGCTGGGTTCGACATACTGGAGAGCAACAACGTTCCCACCTCTGCTGGCACTGGTGCTGAAGCTGCGAAGACTCAGACTTACGTGATTGTTGGCTCTTCGATCGCCACCACGTTCGCTGACTCTGTTAATGGGGTCGAGGCTTACCGTCCCGAGAAGCGGTTTGCCGATGCGATCAAGGGTCTTCATGTGTATGGTGCGAAGGTAACAAGGCCTGATGCACTTGCCATGCTGATATGTAGGAAGGTGACATGATATGGTCCGAGACAAGATACCGTTCGTGACGCTTGGGTATGCGGCCGATCCTGAGATGGGATACGAGGCCGAAGCTCCGATGACGTTTAGTAGCACTAGTAATCTGTACATTGCTACCGAGGATGTGGGCGATGCCCTCTGGCTCCGGTTCAATGTGACTGATGCCTCCACTAGTGCTATCATCGCCGTCAAAGCTGGCGACGGTCCGAGGTCTGGGCTTGGTGATTACGAGTGGTTGGTCCCTGATCATGCCGTCACTTACGCGTCTGCTGTGATGCTTGGTCCACTTGAGTCGGCTCGGTTCCGGCTGATCAAGAACACGTCGGCTACTCGCCGGGGTACGATCGAGGTCGACATTTCGCCTCCGACCAATCACCGCCCGATCACCGGGAATGTTACCGGGTACAAGGCGAGGTAGTCATGGTTCGCTACCTCCTTTTTTCGGAACCGGTTACCCCAACAGCCTATGCAGCGGAGTGCCCATCGTGTAGTAAGCAGGTTAAGGTTGCGTGTGATGAGTATATGGGAGCTTGCCCCAGCTGCCATGGTCCGCTCGACTTCGCTGGCCCCGTCCTTCCGTCTGGTCTTCATTGCTGGGTGAATGCATTCCGTGCCGGTGGTGGTGTGGGGGAAACGTTCGCAACTACAGATCGTCATTATCTCGAAGATTATGATATCGTTCATGTTAACTATACTCCCGGTCATCCATCTTATGTTGAGGCCATACGCAGATCGCTTGGTGATCATAGTGATACCAAGCTCGTAGCCAACGTAGACTACGCTCCCAGTTTGTGGGAGACTATCAATCCGTTCAACATGGCCCACCAACTTGGTATGGCTGACACGGTGTTTCACGTGGAGCCGAGGGGTGCAGCGCTTCTGGGACGTTTCCTAGGCAGGCATGTACATGTCATCCCTCATCCGGTGGACACCAAGTGGTTGAACCGATTCAAGCGTATAGCTGACGGCATCCCTGCGGTTATGCGTAGGGAAATGGTTACGTGCCAGTGGCACAAGTACAATGCAACATGGTCTGCTTATTACTATGCATTACAAGGGATCGACGTCGGGCGGTACCTATGCAACTATGGTGGTAGGGTCCCAGTCCTGGTCGATCTTGAAAGCTTGTTTGATCGTGTCATCCCTGGGATGGAGTACTCGCAGTACATTCGCGACGTGCTGTGCAAGTCTGCGCTCAACATAGATCTGGCGCCTGATATCACGTTTGGTCGTGGTGTCGTTGATGCCGCTGCTCTCGGTATCCCAACCGTGTGTTCCAATACCATCTGGGCAGGGTTGCCTGAACTGTCGGTTGATCCGTACGATCATCAGGGTGTGCATGATCTGGTGTCGAAGTTGCTTTCTGATGATGATTATTGGTACGAAGCAGCAGAACGATCGATGATCATGAGCAATCAATACAGTTGTATCAATAGCTACAAACGAATGACACGTGCCGTCCTTGGTGTGTGAGGTGTTGTTGTGAGACGAATAACGAAGGACGATTGGGTGGTATAAGATGCCGACTGGACATCCGTGGAGCAACGAACAGATCGCCTTGATCCTGGGTATGGTTGAGCGTGGGCTCACATACTCTGTTATCGCTGTCGAGATGGGTGGTACCCGACGTGGTATCGGAGGTGTTGTGCGTCGTGCTCGTCTGAAATCGCAGCTCGAAACTGCGGGGTTGATGTCGGGTGGCGACGACTGAAGATATTCTGTTTCGTAACCTTATAGTCAAACCACTTGTATTCGCTGAACTTGTTGGCAGGCTTAATCCAACGTTTGAAGAAGCGGTTGAGCGGATACACAAGGCTGGTTTTTTCGGGCTCTATTCTCCTGTTCGTCCGTACGTCGGATCTGTCTTGGCCTTTCCCCCTAACCCACGCGATGGGTCGGTCTTGATCGATCATGATGTGCGTGAGATCCATTACTACACAGCAAGTGTGTGGATTAAGATTGTTCCTGTCCATTGGTATGGAACACAGAACGTATTTCGCGATCTGTTGGTTGCCGATACAAACCATATCATTGTAGCAGAAGCTCTCAATGTGGGTACTCCCATCACATGTGTCATGGCAGCTCAGACAGATGTGCCGAGGAATGTTAGCATAACGGTGACAGATGGAGACACCAGTATTTCTGCGTTCCAGATCGATGTGGTTGGAATCGATGCCAAGGGCGGAGCTGCTGCAGAACGGTTCGTGTTCGGTGGTGGGTTGGTTCAAACCGGTAACGTTATCTGGGCGCACATCACATCGATCATAGTGACTTCGATTACTGGTGCAGGCGCAGGCGATGTGTTGGATGTCGGTGTAGGATCTAAGGTTGGAGTTTCTACCCACCTCCGTTCTGTGTATAAGATTCAGAAGAACAACACACACATGAGTTCTGCGGATTACACCGTCGACACTGCACATGATTCAATTGATCTGTCGGTCGGCGGAGCGATAGCCGGTGGCGACGACTACACGGTGTGGTATAATATATGATGAACTTTAGACGGCTCCTGGGTATGTTGTTGAACACCACCAACCCCGTGCATACTGGCACGTGTGAAGCATCCGGTCAGGTGACGATGATTGATGGTTGGAGTGATATTCAGACGAGCACATATCGGAGCAGCGGCGCCATGAAAATACAATGGAGTTGAAGAATATGACATATGTACCAAGACAGGCAACACCGATCAAACCAAGTATATTTAGTGTGGACGATCATGCGTTCCCAACCGGGGGTGCTGGCGATTTTCTACAGCTTGATTTCATCGATGATCCCGACCAAGGACTGAATACTACCGCGAAGACATTTGCAATCAGAAACGATGGTGGTGGAACCATATACTTCATGACATCGCTAGACGAATCTGATTGGTCCGAGACAATGTCGTTGAGACCTGGTGACGGTGAATCGTATGTATATGACGATGGTATTGAAATCGCATTGATGAAGGTATGGGCATCTGCCGCGGGGACCCGTGTTACAATTCGTGCCACGCCGGGAAGATGATGAATATGATATCAGTATGCATGATTGTTAAGAATGAAGAGGAGTTGCTTGCTCTCGCTGTTGGGAGTACTGTCGGGTTAGCGGACGAAGTGTGTGTTCTCGATACTGGTAGTGATGACAATACTGTCGAGGTGGCAACCGAGTTGGGATGTTCCGTGTTCATAGGCGGAGATCACATGAACAAGGGTGCGGCACGCAACGAAGTGGCAGGTCATGCGAAGGGAGACTGGATTGTCGTTCTCGATGCTGATGAGATCATCGCAGATCCTGGCGGACTGAGAGCCCACATCGAGGCCACTGAGTTCGACGCGTTGTATGTCAAGATGGATGATGGTGTCCGGTCATGGGATCAGCTCCGAGTATATCGTCGTGGTATGTGTGAGTATAAGTACCGGGCACATGAGTTGCCTGTTCCAACTGGTAAGACTGAGCGGACTCCGTTCGTGTTTGAGCACAACCAACCCGCGGACAGATGGGCATGGAAACTTGATTACACACTGAAACGATTGCAGCTTGACGTGAAGGAGAATCCTAAGGAAGCTCGTCCTCGGTACTACCTCGGTCGTCAGCGTGTGTATTTGAAGCAATACTCACAGGCTATCACCGAACTCAAGCGGTTCCTCAAGCTTGATCCGAATGGATGGGATGCTCCTAATGCGTGTGTTGATATCGCGTTATGTATTCGACACCTCGGCAAAGAAGGTTACATCACGTGGCTTTACAAAGCATGTGAGACACAGCCACTGAATAGATACCCGTGGTATCTTATTGCGCTTGAGTATTACAGTATGGGTAGATATGAACTTGCTTACGGCCTCATACGCAATGTGATCGAAATCAAAACCGAAGTCGGTTACACAAAGACTGATATGGCAGATGTGCATGATTTGGCAGCACGTGCGTTGTGGAAGCTCGGGAGAATACACGAAGGAAGCTTACATGCTACCCGAGCTACCGTACTGCGGCCTGGTGACAAGCGGCTTGTTGACAATCTCGGATACTTCTATACAGCATTGGCAGGTGAATCGGCAGAATGAGTGAGCGCGTCCGTGGTAAGCATTCACACAAATGGCACACTGAGAAATACCTGATTGAGCCGGAGTCTCCTGGGATAGGAGATCTGCTCTCATATGACGGTGATAGTTTTGTGCTCGTTCCACCCGGTACTGCTGGGTATGTGTTGGCTTCTGCGGGCGATGATGAAGATCTGGTGTGGGTTGTGCCAGACTCTGGTCCGACTGGTCCGACTGGTGCCTCCGGTGATTTCAATTACACTGGTGTGTGGGCCTGGAATGTGGAGTACAGTACAAATGATGTTGCGTGGTATGAAGGATCGTCGTACGTTAGCATACAGGACGTGAACGAGGATCACGATCCTGATGAGGCATTCTCTGAGTGGTGGCAGTTGCTGAGTTCACAGGGTCCAACCGGTCCCACCGGGCCAACCGGTCCAACCGGGCCGACTGGTTCAGGTGCTACTGGTGCAGCAGGTCCAACCGGCCCTACTGGTCCTACAGGTCCCACCGGAGCTACTGGTTCCACCGGTCCGACAACGCCCGGTCCGACCGGCCCAACTGGGCCAACTGGTTTGACAGGTCCCACGGGTCCGTCCGGTCCAACCGGGGTTACCGGAGTTACGGGTCCGACTGGTCCAACCACACCTGGTCCTACAGGTCCTACCGGTCCAACTGGAGCCACCGGTGCGACGGGGGCAACCGGACAGACAGGGCTCACAGGTCCTACAGGTCCCACTGGTGCTTCCGGTGATCTTACCTTCACTGGCGCATGGAGCGCAGTGACAACGTATGCAACGAACGATGTTGCAAGTCATGGTGGGTCGACGTATGTCAGCATACAAGACGCCAACACGAACCACGAGCCGCCTGATGCAGCGTGGTGGCAGTTGATGAGTTCTATCGGTGGTACTGGTCCAACGGGTCCCACCGGCCCTACAGGTCCAACGGGGTTAACAGGTACCACAGGTCCTACTGGTCCAACCACCGCGGGTCCCACCGGCCCTACAGGTCCTACAGGTCCAACGGGTCCAACCGGTGCAACAGGGCCTACCGGTCCGTCCGGGGTAGGACATACCCAAAACACCGATATACGGATACAAGATGACGACGCCGATACAAAGATACAGGTAGAGGAATCTGCGGATGAAGACATAATCCGGTTCGACGTTGCCGGGAAACAGGCGGCATACATCGATGGAAACGGGACAGCAACCCTACACAACGACGCAGGAGACCCGATATTGACATTGCTTGGAGCCGCCGCATCAGAACCAAGGGTTCTGTTCACATACCCAGGGAGTGCGTTCCGGCTTCGTTCGATGACAGAAGCAACAAAATATCGCATGGGATGGGCAACCGGTTCAGGAGCTTGGCTCGCCTATTGGGAATATGCAGGCGCAAATATCCACATCGGCAAGATGTTTGGCTCCCAGTACATTGTGAAAAATCTGGGAGTAGGAACAGAAGTGTTTGGCACAAATGCCGACAAAGTGATCGCTATCGGGAACGGAACAGCACCAACAACATCACCAGCAAATGCTGTCCAACTGTATGCTGAAGACGTAGCTGGATTGTCTGAACTGAAAGTACGAAACGAGAATGGAGACGTAACGACTTTATCAAATGCAGCTGGCCAAAGACGTACAATACTTCTAACCGCGGCGGATGGGGTTCCGCTTACCACAGCAGGATGTTGTGGACCGACGAAAACAGAATTGGTAACGAACGACATAATGATGACAACATTGGACTTCAATTCCAATGCATCCGAATACGCGGCCTGGCAAATCGCATTACCAGACCGGTACGACGGTGGCACAATTACTGCAAAATTCTTTTGGACGGCCTATACACCACTCACCAACAAGGTGCGGTGGGAAATTGCGGGTCGTGCGTATGGTGACGGCGAGGCGTTAGATCAAGCACCTGGTGCATGGGTGGGCGTGTCCGATGCCAATAACGCGGCGCACGCCATAAACATTTCTGTGGCGGGTGGGGCAATAACGTTGGCAGGAACTCCAGTAGGCGGCGAGCTGGTGATGATAAAGATTTACAGAGACCACGATCACGCAGATGATACCCTGTCCTCAAATGCTCGGTTGCTAATGATAAAACTTGAGTTCGGAATAGACAAATGGAGTGACTAACGGTGGCTACAAGGAAAACTTAAATAGTTGTATGGTATATTAATTTGTATGGCGATAGTTGCAACCGTACCATATGCTTCGGAAGCAGAAGCGAATGACTACTTCG